CCCCTGCAGGTTGATGCAGCCCGTCCAGGGTCCGTCGGTGCCGCAGGAGGCGGTCCAGGAGTCGGTGCTGAGCCCGGCATAGGTGTACCAGTTGCGGCAGTCTCCCAGCTTGCTGCAGTAGAGCTCATTGAGCAGGCTGCCCTCTTCATCCTCCCCGTAGCGGCAGCCCCAAAGGCGGTTGCCGCATTCGCAGATAAAGTCCATGTCGGGCACCGCCCGGGTGACGGTCAGCTCCTGCCCGGGCTGCGGCAGCAGGCTGTAGACCGTGGGAATATTCACCGCAAAGCTGAGAAAGGTGAAGGTCTCCTCATCCATGCTCTCAATGCGGTGAAAGCCCTCCAGGCTGCGGATTGCCTCCGTCTCCTTTTCCGAAACCCTGCGGGAGGTGGTAAAGCGGTAGCGCAGCTGCTCCGCCGAAATTCCCATAAAGCCACCCAGGGAAACATAGTCCCCTGCGGAAAAGCCCCGGAAGGTGCCCGCGGGGGCGGTCAGTGCCAGGCGGTACTCCCCGCTGACCTCCAGCCATACCCCCTGCTCCTCCGACCAGCGGGAAATGCGGATGGGTACCGCGGAAATATCTCCCCAAAGCTGCCCCTCGGCAGCGGAGGCGGGTGCCTCTGCCGAAAGATAGCTTGCATAACGCCAGCCTACGCCCGGCAGATGACAGGCAAGGGTGATTTCGCAATCGCCGAGGCTGACCCGCTGCTCCAGGGGCTCCACCGTCCCCGGGGTGCCCATGTGAATGCGCACCTTATCCGGCCAGAGCACCAGCCATGCCCCCATGATGACCGCCTGCTTCTCCCTGTCGGTCAGGCTGCAGGCAAAGTGCTCCTCGCGAAGCTGCCCCGCCTCCTGCCAAAGGTAGGTGAGCCGGGAGGCGGAAATCAGGCAAAGTGCCTCCCGCAGCGCCCCCGAAAGACGCACCGTGCGCACCACCGCCCCCAGAATGCGCCCCGGGGCAGGGTCGGACAGCTGCAGATAGCCCCGCCGCTTGCGGCTGCAGAGCAGGGGATAATTCCGCAGGCTCATATTCTCCATGTTGAAAAAGGTCGAGGCAGTTCCCCGCCCCCGTTTCCGCAGCCCCTCAAAGCCGGAGACCGCCTGCTCTCTTTCTGCCATTAAAACCTCCAATCCGTTTTTGCCGCAGCCCTTCTGCGGGAGACTGCCGCCCCCACCGAGGCATACAGCTCTCCGAACAAGGCACCCCAACGGGCATAGCGGTCCGACTCTCCCTGCACCAGCGCCGTGCGCATGCAAAGAAAGCTGAGGTACAGCCCAAAGCCCTCCGGCTCGCCGCAGCACAGCTGTCTTTCGCCCTCTGCCTCCGTGATGGGAATAAATTCCCCGGTGGGTCGCCCGTACACATCCCGGTGCAGCCGCCCCTCCAGCTCGTTGAGCAACGTCAGCTTTTCCGCCGTTGTCATGGCAGAGGGCTCCAGCAGGTCAAATTCCGCAAGCAGCGTCTGTACCGTCATAAGCCCATGGCACGGCGGCTGTCAGCCCGTGCCGCCTGCTCCCTTCGTTCCATTTCATCGTAAAAGCGGTTCAGTTCCATGCAGGCGCGGTCATATTCCTCCGCCACCTCCGGGGGCACCAGGCTGGTCTCCCCGCGGGGCAGCAGATAGTTCACCCCGTTGACGGAGATGAACAGATTCGGGTCCTCGTTGGGTCGCTCCCGGGGTACCCGCACCGCCACTCTCTCCTTGTTTTTTTCGCTTTCGGCGTTCTTCTTTTCCTTTTCGCTCATTTGCTGCTTCCTTTCCCGGGGCTGCCTCTACGGCAGCCCCGCATTTCATATTTCCGTTCAACCCCCATGGGGCAGCCCGATTCGGTCAGCGGGAGCTGCCCGCAGCTGCAAACACTCCCGCTCAGTTTGCGGTGTCGGTGGCGCTGTAGCTGGAGGTGCTCATGACGCGGACGCAGCGCTCGGGGTAGACAATGGTGGCTCCGTTGGTTTCAAACTTGTAGCCCACGGTGCCGAACTGCTCCAGCGGACCGCCGATTTCCTCCTTGGTCTTGATAATCATCTTCATGCCTCCGCCTGCGGGGTCGATGGTCTTGAAGGAGCCCTTTCCGAAGAAGAAGGAGGCATAGCTGGCGGTGCCCTCCTTGTTTTTGTAGGTGTTGGAGGTCAGCACCGGCATGAAGGGGTCTTCGATGAAGCGCACTCCGTGGAGCTCGCCGATTTCCCCGGTGAAGATGTTTTCGCTGGCCTCGGAATACTTGTGCAGGTCCAGCCAGCCGCCGTAGCGGCGCAGGTCATAGGCCACACTGGGGTGAATGACGGCGTAATAGCGGCCGTTGATGGTGGGCACCTTGTCCTTGTGCATTTTGGTGGCGATTTTGCTGACCATGTCCGCAGTCAGGTAGGCAAAGCCGTTGTCATCGCTTGCCCCCATCTCGGCGCAGCTTGTGGGGGTGCTGAAATAGTTGCCGTCCAGGTCGCAGTTGTCGCAGTAGACCACATTGGTGCCGGCAAGCAGTGCCTGGCGGATGAGGTATTCCTGGGTTTCCGCCGCGGAGGCGCCCATTACCTCTGCCATGGCGCGGATGTTGTCATCATAGGCGTGGAGCTCAATGACATCGCTGGCGGCGGCATAGGTGCCGAACTGCTTGACGGTACCCGTGACGCTGCACCAGCCAAATTTCTGACCCGTGGGAATCACGCCCTCGGTCAGCTGGGGAGCGCGGTCAAAGGTGTTGGGCTTGCGCCATTCCACCGTGGTGCCGTGACGCTCGGGCAGCACCACCTTGTCACCGAACTGGGAAAGCTTCATGTCCACACGGGCATTTTCCAAAAGCACGGTGTTGTAAAAATCCTTCATTTCATCGCTCATGCGATTGTCGGTGGAGAAGGCCTCCGCCGCTCCGGTGTAGGGGTTGGTATAGTTTCCGCTGTTGGAAACAATGGTTCCCGAAATTGCCATAATCCGATTCCTTTCTTATTTAAATATAGTTAGGTTGGTTGTTCCTCCGTACTGTCTCACCTGCGGGAGGCGCCTTCGCCCTCCCGCCCTTTGGGGCATCAGTAAAGATAGACCTTCTCTCCTCTCGCAGCTGCGCGGCGGGCATAATCCAGGAAAGCCTGACGCTCACCGGGGCTCATGGCGCCGTAGTCAAAGCGGGCGGCTGCCGCAGGACCTCCGGTACCGTTTTCCGCGGGGCGCTTCTGCCCTGCCTGCACCGCAGCGGAAAGCCGCTGCTCCGTTTCCTCCGCCGCCCTGCGGATTGCCTCCTCGGTCAGGCTGCGGCGGTTGACCAGCCACCAGGCATCCTCCACGGAGAGCCCCACCTCCGGTGAGGTCAGGCGGACAAAGGTCTCGTTGCCCAGTGCCTCCCCCAGTGAAAAGCCGGGGTATTCCGCCGCCATGGATTCCGCCTGACCGCGCAGCTGCAGATAGTGGCTGTGGAGATTTTCCTCTGCCCCCAGCACCTCTCCGAGAAATTCCGCCAGCGCTTCAAAGCGCTCCGGTGCCACCGCGGGCAGACTCGATTCCCGGTTTTCCCTGAATTGACCGGGGTTTTCCGCGCCCCGCTCCCCGGTTTCCGGCTGCGGGGGCATCTCCCCGCCCTCCGGGGTCTGCAGGGGCATCTGTGCCGGGGCTTCCGCCTTTTCGGGTGCCTCCGTTCCCTCCCCGGGGAGGGCAACACTCTCCTCTGCCGTGACCGTTTCTCTGATTTCCTCTGTCATTCCAAAGCACTCCTTTCCGTGTCGCGGTTCAGCGCCTGCAGCAGCAGCGCCTTACCCTCCAAATCCAAAAGCTCCAGGCACTGCAGTGCCTGCTCCCTGTTTTCCGGGGAGAAGAAGCCCATCTGCCACAGCTTCAGCACGGTTTCATTCTGTGCCGCCGAGGTGTAGGCATTCTTTTTCTGCGCATCGATGCGAATGTCAAACAGGGGCTTTCGCCAGCCCAAATCCACTCCATGGGGGCTGCCCTGATAGGTCAGCTGCAAGCCCCGGTTGCTGAAGCTGATGAAATCCGCTTCTCCCGCCGTACCCGTGATGCGGTAGCAGCGGGGAACGGTGTAAAACTGACGAATCAGCTCCACGCACAGCTCCACAATGCGGCAAAAGGCACGATAGCTGCCCCGCACCGCGTCACGCCCTGTTTTGCCGCTTGCCTGCTGCAGTGCCGTAATGGCAGCGGCGGCGGTGACATTGCCGCTGACCTGCCCGGTGGAGGTTTCCGTGTTTGCGGAGGTCTCCCGCAGCTCGTTGATGGTCTCGTTGAGCACGCTGATGTAGACGCCATCCAGGGGGGCATGGGGAATCACCCGCAGTGCCTCCTCCCCCAGGCTGCCGGAAACATGGACCAGGGGGCGGGTCAAATCCAGATACTCCTCCTCGTTGACATCTCCATCCTCCCGGATAAAATGCCGGGGTGATGCCCCTGCCATGGCATTGCGGACAATGGCGGTTTTCAGGAGGTCAATCTCCGTTTGGGCGTTGCGGCACAAATCCACATAGCCCGTGCCGCAGGGGCTTCCCTCCACGGGAAACAGCGGGTCCAGCAC